AGTTTGCACTATCTAATTGAGTTTGAATATTACCAGTAATTCCATTTAGTGCTTGAAATTCTGTATTACTAATTGAACCATCTGCAATTTTTTCTGCATTAATACCAGCACCAGCGGCAACATCATTATTATCAAGACCACTAATTGCAGTACTACCTATCGCGGTAACATGTCCTGCAGAATCCATAGTAATATCTTGTACATATGTTTTAGCACTATTATCAACATCTGTTGCACCAACTACTGTATGGTCAATTAATAATCTGTTTCCAGATATACTAGTCTGAATAATACCGTCTCCAACAACTGCGATTGAACCAGATGCACTATCAACAGTATCACTACCCGTATCTGCAGATATTGTAGTATATCTAAATGAGTTTGCAATATCTGTTCTTAATTGAGTTGTTGCAGAATCATGGTTTGAGTCAAGTGCATTTATTGCCCTTCTTATAGTCATACCAGTGAGTCCAGAGTCTAATGCAGAGTCACCAAGTTCTGCATCTAATTCATTTATACTACCAACAATATTTTTAGATGTAGTACTTAAAGTAGTTTTTGCACGAGCAGACCCTATGTCTGAATCTAATATTCTAACATCTGCAGATAAAGAGTTTAATGCACCCCCAACAGTAGTTCGTTCTGCACTATCGTTAAAACCACCAAGTTTATTTGCACTATCTGGTGTTAATCCAACTAACGAGGCATTACCAGCAGTATGTATTTCGTTTACTGCACCCGTAATAGTTTTTGAGTTTGTATTTAAAGTAGTGTGTGGACGAGCACCAATGTCTGAGTCTAACTCATTAACTGCACCAACTAAATCAGAATCAACTGTAGTCGTTAATCTTGCAAGACCACCAACTTCTTTACCAATTGTGTTTGTATTATTAACAAACTGTGTAAAGTTATCAGTAGTTGACGTTAATGTATAATTACTATCAGGCATCTTTTTCTATTAATTTTGTTAACAGAACTTTAATATCAGAAACATCTTTTTTGAGTTCTTGTATTTCTAGTTCTCGTTGTTTCTCCTTATTCTTTTTTAATCGTGCTTTTTGTATTTCAGTTGTATTTGCATTTAATATAGCACCTGTTTCTCTATCTCTTACAAGTCCCGAATTACCTTCAACTTGTATATACTTTTTACTATTCATTATGTAGAAACTGCTATTACTCTTAAATCTTTAAATAAAGGAGGCATAGAAGTGTTTGTTGACCTAAATACAATCTTTATTTGATACTGATTAAATGCATCTAATTCTTTAGGATGGGCATTATATCTGTACTCTAAGAAATTACTTTTATCTGCACTAACTGGACTTTCTAATGTAGAAAGTGTATATGGTTGCTCGTGTATATTTACACCTTCATTTGCAGTTCTAAAATAAACTTCAAAATCTGCTTCTGCTGGTCTTAATGAAGCAAATAATATTTTTAAGTTAATTGCATCTTCTAGTAATGTAATAGGTCTTGTAATGTGTTTACTAATATGAGAACCACCTTGAGGTTCTGTTTCAGCAACATAGAACAATGGAACATTAAATCCTGTTGCTGAACCACTTGCTTGTTTATCAATTCTATTATGAATTGTAGTCATTGCACATCTTTGTGTATCAATTACTGGTGAAACATCTGCTCTAATTGTATCAATTGTTGCCTGCATTTCTACTGACTTATTACCATGCCCTGTACCTACTCCTAACTCAGCATCTTCATCTGAATCATGTGCTATCATTCTAGGAGCAGTAAAAAAGTTTTCTTTACCTATTGAAATATCTTTTGAAAAAGCAGTATCTTTTACAAATCTTGTTTCACTACCAGCAAGAGATTTACCTGTTGTAAACTTAGCACCTAAATTAAATGTAGTATCTTCTGGTATAAGTGTATCTAATGTTGGAACAACACAATCAAACTCTATGTTTTTAGTACATGTAACATTGTCACCACCCATAAAACCAGAAGCACTTGCATTTCCTGATTGTGGTGCATTGAATTGAAAACCATTACCATCTATTGCAGTTACAGTATGTTTCGCATGAAGACTTCCTTGGTTTATAGTACCTGAAGAGTCAACACCATTTTGTCCAGCACTAATACTAACACCTTCAATCATAACAGTATCGTTAACATGCAGTCCATGGTCTGGCATTAATACATTTATTACTTTACTACTTGCAGTAGTTAGTATCGGATTACTAATTAATTTTTGTTTTGGCACACTTGCATTTTGGAATGTTGCAGTACCACCAGCAGTTGTAAACTGTGCTTTAAATAATTTAAATGCTAAGTCCTGTGTTTGGTCTGGTTCCCATGTTGTACCATTTTGTGATTTAAATAAACTACCCATTGAAGGTTGTTTGTTAATTCTTTTTTCAGTACTACCTAATTCAAACTCATAAGTTTTACCAACATATGCATTGTAACTTGTACAATCAGAAAGTAATACAATAGCATATTCTGTATCAGCATTCAAGAATATTGGTTCGTCAAAAACAAAATCTGTTGGTGCCGCAAGAGCATTTGCTTGAGTACCTGTCGCAGTATTTACACTTGCAGGATTAACAAATACAGATGACCCTGGGAAAATTTGTGATGCACTTGGGTGACCATTAACCATTGGTCTTATTTGTAATTGTACAGGAATAGTTGCATCTTTACTAGCAAAATAACATTGTACTTTAGTGATAAACATACCACTTGGTGCAGTCACCATAAATGATTGTGCAAGTGGGTCATGCCATGTGACATCTTCCCAACGTCTTGTTGCAGTAACAGTTAGTCTAGTGTTACGTATAGTTTCTTGTCTTGTATCTAATGTACCTTTAGATGTAAAAATTGTCGATGCATGTGAAGTTGAAGATGGTTCATCATCAACAGAAATATCTAATAATTTAAATTCTCTTTCACCAACTCTAAATTTATTTGTATCAGAAGATGGTATTAAGAATGAACCTTCTACTTTACCAGCGGCATCAGTTGTTAAAGTTGATGCAGTACTTGGGTGAGCATTTAAATTTTGATATTGATTACCTGTATAAGTTTGCCCACTTACATCTTTAAAAGTTTCACTTTTCACAAAGTTATCAAATCCAACACCATCAAAGAATGGATAGTATCTAGTTGTAGGTCTTAAACCTTCTGCTCTAAAGAATACTAATCTTGGTCTCATGAAAGGTATAAATGTTAATGATACAGTTCTATCACCTATTATTTCAGTTATTGTTGATGAACCAACAACCTGTCTTTGTGAGAATGTGTCTGTAGTTCTAAGAAGTCTACCACCACCACCTAATCGTCTAGATTCTGCGGCACTAAATTGTTCAGTTACATTAGTAGTTTCAGCATTTTCAATACCTGTCCAGTTCCATACCCAGTTACCAAACCAGTTAGTCATATCTAAGTTATCTGGAACATCTGGGAAATTGTTTAGTCGAACTCTATTCCATATCATTCTTAATGCTTGAGCATTTTGATTACCCATACCATTAACATCACCTAAGTCAATAGTTGCTTCTGCATTGACAACTTTTGCTGGGTCATACTTAGTATCTGTCCATATATCAGATGCAGGAGAAAGTCTAATTTGACCTTCTTGAGTTATTACTGCAAATGGGTTTATATTTTCTGTACCAGAAATAAGTGTTTGTGTTATAGCAGAATCTTCTGTATGTGACAAATAAACATTATCACCCTTTAATATAGTATTTGTAGATTTACTAGAATCATATATTAAAGGTATGTTCTGTACTGAAACATGTGGGTGTAAAGTACTTGTACTTGGGTCAACAGATGCACGATAATCTGGGTCTTGAGCATCGGATAAACCTCTGTCATTAAAGTTATCTACTAAGAAACCTGATTTAGTTCTAGCAGTACCACTAGAATCTGTAATTAATAATTGTTCTGTTGCTTGTTCTAAAAACGAGAGAGCAGTAGTTTCTTCTAAACCATCTACTCTTTCTTCAAGTCTAGCAATGTCTTGCATTCTAAATCTTTTAAACTTAAGTGTTTTTAAACTAGCATCTGAGTCTGATATACCATAACCATTCAAATTTAAGTTAAATAAATTTAAAGTATTTTCAGGTACAGGAGGTAATTGTCTAGAGAATCCTGGTTGACCAGAAATAAGTTGTAGTGACCCATCAATGTTTGCAACAATTCTATCTGCTCTTGGTAGATAGTATTCAATATCTGTATTTACAATATCACCTGTTGAAGGTAAATCATGAGTATGTGTAAATGCACCTTCAGATGAACCACTATCAGATGCTTTTATACCTCTAAAGTCAACTACGTCTCTTAAATTTACGATTGTTCTTTGGTCTGGTCTGTAATCAAGAATGTTTTCGTATTCTACTTGACCTGTGTATGAGTTTACTGAAAAGAAATCACCTGTCGCACCATGTGTAAAGTGTTTGTACTTAACATAAACATTACCACTTGGCGCAGTTGCTCTTTGGTGTAAGATAATTCTACCAGTTTGATAAAATGCTGGTCTTTGTCCATTATCTAAATCAAAGTTAGCACTTATATCAGCACCACTTGAACTACCATCTTTTATTTCTTCAATTGTGAAAATATCTGGGTGGTCTAGTTTTACGTAGGTTAATTGTCCTGCAGTTCCATCAGCAATACCATTTGTAATAGTTGCTCTTGTGACAGTTGATTCTGCAAGTGTTTTTGTTCTTGAAGTACCAGCAGATTTATTTACTTTTGCATAAATTGTGTGTGGTCCATCTGGCATTGCAGAAAGAGTTAATGATTGTGACCCTACTGACCCAAAAGTTGGACTAGCAACTTGGTCACCACTTGAATCCGTTGTAACAATCCAATCAGAAGTATTTACAAAAGTTTCTCCACTTAATGCAGTTAGTGTAACACTTCCTCCACTTACTGTACCTGCAAAGACTCTTTGTACTTCAAAGTTAATATCAGATAAAGTTTTTGGTCTTACGTTAGGTGCAGGGAATACTATTGCACTATTACTTCCTTCTTTTAATATTGCTTTACTACTTTCTAGTTTTATTTTTAAAAAGTCTGTTGTGCCTGAACCAATAGTTTTGGCGTTTCTAAAGTTTTGTCCAGAACTCATTTGTATATCGTAAAGATATGCTCTAAAATTAATACCATCTTTTGCTATTGAACGAACTCTTACAGTACCAATAATACTAGCGCCTGGATTAGTTGTTGATGTTGATATATTTACTCGTGTACCATTAACAGGAATAAGACCTTCAATAGTATCACAAACAACAAATGAACCATAGTTTATTCCAACAGTTTCATTATTTACTGTAGTAGTTGTTCTTGGTTTTGGTATAATTAGTTTTGTTGGTTTCTCTTTATTAAAACGATATCCATTTACGTATGCAGTACCTGACGAAACATTTGCAACTAAATTTGATGATGCACTTGCTGAATCCGCTTCTAAACTTAATCTAAATGGATTAACAATGTAATTACCAGATTCTTCTCTTGTTCTTAAAGCAAGAACTTCATTTATTTTATTGTAATTATCTGTACCAGTTACTTGTTCTACTATTTCACCAGCAACTATATCTGCATAGAAAACAAAGTTCTGTGTTCCTGTGACATCTGATTTTCTTGTAAGTGTTAAACTAATTCTATATCTGTCTGCACCTGGGGCAGTTGTGTTTGGTGCGGCCCCTTGATTATCATACAATGCAGTATCATCTGCAAATGTGACTATATCTTCTGTAACTACAAAACCAACTACTTCTGTTGGAAACTTAGAGTACTTTCTTAATAAAGTAGATTGTGCTTTAGTAAAGACAAAATGTCCTCTTACAAAGAAATCACCTGCACCATTACTAATTAATGTTCCTTGTCCTGTTGCCGGGTTTGCAGTAGTGTTTGTTGATTGAACTGTTAAAGTTGTTGAACCTGAAGTAATGTTTTCTCCAGGGGTAAATCTTACAGGTGTAGTACCTGATAAACCACTTGTACTTGTATCTGTATATTGCACAAAGATAGTTGCAGGGTCACCAGTTGCTGAAACACTTGCAGACAATTCTGCTAAACTTGTATCTGTAACTGCTTGTGCTACTCGAATAACTCGTGCTTTAACACTTGATGTGGCACCAGTAAATTCTAATCCAACAAGTGAAGTAACTTGGTCATCTGTAATAGTGCTTGATAATTTAACAAATTCATATGAGTTATCAATTGTTGGACCACCAGGATTAACTGCGGCACCATCTTTAAATACATGTCTACCAAGTCGTGCAATTTCTTCTTGAGTTATAGTTTGCGATTGAGTAAGTTCTCTTGCTTGGACTGCCCTACCAGAGTTAAATAATATTCTATGATAATTATCACTATCTGCAAAGTCATCTTTATAAGTAACTCCGAATGTATTTTTAGTAAATGTTGTCGCCATATTATTATACCTGTATTACGATTTTAATATCTTCTGTTTGTTCTGCAGACCTTGTAATCGCCGCACGATTATCAATGTATAGTAAATCGCCAGTAAATGGATTTACTTCTGCTTTTAAGAATGCGGCAGTACCACTATCATATCCAGATGATGCTTCTAAATTACCAGCACCTGTTCCATCTGATTCTGTTAATGCCTCACCTGCAATAAAACTTGCAAACCCTGTTGAGTCGTTTTGATGATAGAACAATGCAGTTCCACTACCTGAACCTGAATCTTTATCTATAATTGCTTTTGCACCTGATGTACCACCAACAATTGTTTTATCTTCTGTAAAGTTAGCAGAAACAGATGCCATTTGTAATCCTCTTACTGCTCTACCTGTAGATGCAGTAAACAATGTACCACCACCAGAATCTGAATCACCAGAGTAATGTCTACTTTGAACCATCAAATGTCTACCTACGTTTCCTGATGAATCGACTTTTGGATTCTTTAATAATCCTACTTGTCTAAAATCTTGTCCAATAATAAAGTCAAGACTTTCTTCACCTGATGGTTTGGCATTAAACATCAACGATGATGATTTTAAGTCATCTGTTGGGTCATGTCCAAGTCCCATTGGAGGTGAAAGTATCGGTCTAATCTGAGCATTAGTTGTAACAGTACCACCACCAGATATTTTGACACTTGCATAATTATAATTTTGTCCCATGTTTGCAAGTTTAAAAGTATTATCTGAACTATCTGTGACTTTTACATCAACAACTTGATTGTTACTCATAACTGCAGTTGCACTCGCTCCTGTACCATCACCTTCAATTGTTAATGTTGGTGTGCCACTATATTGCCCTGGTGCAACAACTTCATATCCTACAACTTGACCTTTAATCGCCGCATCTTGTACGCCTTTTTGTTCTGTGTCAGAAACAGGAGAGTTTGTATCTATTCCTTCTACTAGTTTTACAGGTATAAAGTTTGCAGATTGAAACTTACTTGCATCTAATGAACTAATTGAATACATAAACTTCCATACATATCCATCAGTACCTCTAAATGGAGTACCATTTGTACCACCAGTAGGTTCTACTGTTGATACTTGCACTACACCAGTTGCACTTTTACCTTGACGAAGACACATGTATATTTGTTGGTTATTGTTTATTATATAATAAGTATTTGTTGGATACCCTACTTGTGCATCATCGTATGCATCGTATGTTGAACCAGAAGTCCAGTTTGCTCTAGGGATAACTCTTGAAACATCACCAATTAATTTTACTGATTGCATAGAGTTTCTAAAATCTATTTCTTCTGCTAAACTTCTTTGAGGAGTTGGTGGTGTATCTGTCGCATTCCATTGCTCTGAACGACCAATTGCCGCATAATACTGATTCGAAGCATCACTATCGTTTATTTTAACTAAATCCGCGACTAGTTGTTTTAGCGGGTCTGTTACTATTGCTACCATTTTCTATTCTCCTTATGCTACTGCACCACCATATGTGCTGAGTAATTGCCAGTTCGTACCTTCCCAGATTAAAACTGCAGTTTCATTTTGTTGTAATGTTAAAGTTGAACCTGCACCAAAGTTTGCAGGTGTAAGTGTTACTGTACCTGCTCCTGAAACAACAAGTGTTTTCATTTGTCCGATTGAGGCACCATCTGCTAGTGAATTTGCTTTCGCACTACCACTTGTAAATTCTGTAAATGGAACTGTATTTGATATTGCACCTGCAGTACTTTTTGTTTCTTGTGTTAAAATCTGTGGACTATTTAATTTAATTCCACCAGTACCTTTTGCTGTTAATTGAATATCAACATTTGTATCTGTACCAAGTGCTTCAACAATAGGACCATTACTAGTTGCACTATTTTTAATACCTATGTGGTTTACAGCACTTGTAGTTTTTGTTAATACTAATGCTTCGTTACCTGCTGAATCATTAAATACACCCGCTCCGCTTAATCCTGTTACTGTGGAAGCATTTAATGTTGGTGTTGTAAGTGACTTATTGGTTAGTGTTTGTGTATGTGCATTAAATGTCACTTCATCATCACCAGTT